AATCCATTACTCATACCAGCTTGGATGAATCCTGGAAGGTCTGTGTTCTCGATTACTAAGAACATTCCGTTACTATAACTTTCTTTGTATCCTGCTACTTTAGCTGTTAAATTAGCGATACATTCGTTAATGTTTGCTGCTGTAGCGAATCCTCCTGATGGAGTATCATAACTTTCTCCTGCTCCGTCTAAAACCTTGTTTAGAACATACTGGTCAGCCTTAGTAGCTACTGCTGTAGAAAGTTCTTCTACAAAAGAAGTATAAAGGTCTACTCTTGATAAAGTTTGTTCAAACTCGTAAAGGTGAGTTCCGTAAGTTACCTGTTCGCTAACTGTTAGCTTCTCATCAGTAGTTGTCATTGTAGAAACTGCGTAAGTTCCTGCGATTGCTGCGATTGCTGCTGTTGCTTCAGTTAAATAAGGATTAGAGATATAACGTCCGTCTCCTCTGTCTACCTTAAAAACCTTTTCAGCAACTAAAGCATTTCTTAAGTACATTTCTAGTGTAGATTTAAAATACTTTATTCTCCATACTTCCGATAAAGTGCTAGTACCAATTGTATTTGCCATACTTTTATTTTTAGGTTAGTTAATATTCCACCGTCTCCCTAAAAATATCTCCACCACTACTTTTAAGTCCTTTTTTTGGCTTGTTTAGCCTGCATTTGTGCCTTAACAAGTCTTGCTATTCCTTTGTCAGAATCATCAACAACTCCTTTCTCAAAGTCTTTGATAATATCTTCATCAGATTTCTTGCTAGTACTACGTCTGCTTCCTCCTGTATTGGAGGCATCAGATGTTTTTCTAGTTTCTTTCTGTTGACTAAGATAAGTCTTTATTAATGGTGAGTTTAAAGCTTCAGATGGTTTAATGCCCTTTCTCTCGGCATATTCTAAAACTTCCTCTCTATCTTCTTTCGGAATACTTGTTAATGCTGTTATATCCTCTATTTCTGCTAGAGAATATCGCTTGTCTTTAGAATCTTCTTTAGAAGTTTCCTTAGCTTCTAAGGCTTTTAATTTCTTTTCAGCCTTTTCAGCTCTAATCTTTTGGTTATCAGCAAGTGTTTGAGTTCTAGTTAACTCATCATCTGTTAGTTCTTCTTGCTGTTCGTCATTTGTAGAAGTTTCCTCTTCCTCAGTATTTAAAGTCTCCTCAGACTCGTTGATATTTTCCATAGAATTCATTTTAGGTCTGAAAGCTTGACCAATTATTTAATTATTTAGTGCTATCCTTTTTAATTGCTTCCTCTTTCTCTTCATCTGTCGGTTCTTTCTGGTTAGCTAGGCTGTTTAAGTCTCTAATCTGATTCTCTACTAATAAGATGATAGTGTTTCTTGCTACTAAGTTAGCAAATTCTACATGTGGATTCTCGTTGCTTTCTGATAGTTTACTGAACTCTATAATATTTTCTTTCTTATTACCACTTAACTCTGCTAACTGTTGCTTCATATAAGCGATTAATAGGTGCCTACTGTCTAAGTGAGCCTTAGCTTCTTGTGGTGTCTTATTCACTACGTCAATCGTCATCATTAGGTCTACTACTTGGTTTAGAGGTTCATCTCCTGTAATTACAGGTAAGAATGATTTTTTAATAAACTCTAGGATTTCACCTTTGATAGTTGTCCTTAAAGCTATTTCCTCTTTCTCTGTCATTGATAACTGTAAGAATGATTTTCTTATAGCCTTTAATAAAGCTAGGTTATCTTTAAAGGTTTCCCTTATAAGAGCTAACTCTGCTTCATTATACCTTGCATTTTGTTCTTCCATAAGTTTATTAACGGTGCTTTTTCCACCGACTATTAATTAATTATGCAGGCTGTGCAACTGGTGCTACAGGTTGTGGCTGTGCAGTTGGTTGAGCCTGTGGTGCTTGTTGTGTTGGTACTTGATTTATCTCTAAAGGAGATATTTCTCCTGATAATGATAGAATCTTGTTAAATACTAACTTCATTTCTGGTGGCATTGGTTGCCCTCCCATTCCTGCTATTACTTGCAAGGCTGTTCCTAATGTTGCTAGTGCTCCACTTTTATCTTTATTTTCGCCAGTTATATCAATTTCTATTTCAAATTCAAAGTCTTTTAACATTTCTTTCCAAGTTTTACTGCTCACTTCGCTTGGCTTAATGAATCTTTGGTTGCCATCTTCTTTTAACTCTTTCTCTAATCCCATAGTAGCGTCTTGAGTGTCTAAAGCTTCTTGTTCTGGCTCGTAAATCTGTTCTGATAAGATAGTGTTAATCTTCTTTTGGTTTACTCTTTTAATAACTTCTTTAGGCAAGTATATGCTATCAATCTGATTTATTTGTTGTTCTGATAATAAAGTAGATATTTCATCACTTGTATCAAGCTTCTTTTTAAAGTTAGGTAAGATATATTTCCTTAACATATTCTCTAGTGCTAAGCCTTTATTCTCTGTCATTAACTCAAATAGTGAGTGTGATTCATTCAATAAAGCTTGTGTTTGTCTCCATGCTGCACCTGCCTTAACTTCTCCTGATGCCATAGCTTCACTAATACCGTTAATTTCGCGCCCTAGAGCCTGCCATTGACCTTGAAAGCCTTGTAAGCTAGTTATGTCGTGAGATGAGCTATTAACTTGTGTAAGGGGTTCGTTCTTAGCATGTACTAATACATCGCCATTATCCATATTGCTAGTTGCGTTCTTACCTACAAAGTTACCATCGGAAGTTTGGAAGAATACCTTGCTTGCTAATTCTAACTGGTCTTTAATCTTCTTAGCGCTATCATTTACTATCCATTGAGCGTCAAATAAGTGTTCTACAGCTCCAATAGACTGACTTCTTCCATCTTCTTTGATTAAGTGGTCTAGCTGGTAAGGGTCTTGGCTTTCTCTTCCTTTAAATAAACTAAAGTCTTCATAGTAAGTCTTACCGTCTTGATCTTTGCTTTCAATAAAGCATACTACATTCATCTGTTGCACATACTCGTCTTCGTCTTCAAACTTATCTGTTAGATATGAAAGAGGTAATTCTCCATGTACTTCATAGACAGGTATATAATCATACATATTGTCCTTAGCTTCTCCGTCTGGTATTTCCCTTGCTTCTCCTGCGTTCTTTTCTAGTATCTGTTCTACATATACTTGGTCATAGTTCTTGTTGGCTCTTAGTTGAGATGGTGTGAAGTATAGTTTCTCAATCTTAGGATTATTCTCGAAGTCCACAGTATCACATATTATTCTACTCCAGGGGATTACTTCTGCGTGTAATTCTCCACCCTTATCAACAAACTTAGAGATAGCTGAACCGTATCGTGATAGTGTTCTACCCCATTCATTCAAGAATTGTCCGAAAGCATTTTTATTCATCCAATCAGTTAGTAATACTGAAGCCAATAAAGCTAATACTTTCTGTTTCTTCTTGGTAGCCCTAAACATTATATTCTTTCTGTCTATGTCAGTAGCTCTATACCATATATTGACTGCACTTGTAACAATGTTAAAAAAAGGCTTCTCTCTGCCCTTGCTATCAGTTGAGCCTGATATGTGTTTGCTATTCAAATAAGCATCAATCCTGTTTATATTCTCATATAGATCAAATTGAACATACTTAGATATAGTTGTTTCTGTTCCACTTGTAAAGTTCTTTTCTTTTTCCCTTACAAGTTCTTGAACCGTTAATTGTTTCATATTTTATTATCTCCAAAGTACAGTCCAGCTTCATGCAAAAGCAAAGCCGTTAGCAGATTGAACCATTAAACCTCTATTAAATGAAGTGTCAAAAGTGTAAACTCCCTCTGCTTGTGCATCTTGAAAGGTTGCTATTTCTGTTGAGTAAGTTCCGTCTGTAATCGCTGCTGTACTTGTAGCGTCATAAATAACTACCTCTCCAACTTGGTCTTCTGTGATAACAATAGAGCCTAAAGTTCCTCTAGTTACCTTAATAGCTGTTGAAGTTGCTACGCTAGTGCCTGAAATTTGAGTATATTTGTACTCGCTACCTTGCTGTACGCTTCCGAATTGTTCTGTCGCTGGCATTCCATTGTAAATGATACCTGCTAATAGAACGATTATGATTCCACCGATTATTTCTAAGTTTCTTAGTTTCATAAAAATTATATATTTAAGTTATTTATCTCTTTTTTTATGTTTTCTACCTCAATCTGTAGCTTTTTAAGTTTGTTAGGGTTGTTTCTGTTATCAAACATCTTGCTTTGGTATTCCTTAAATGATATCTTGTGCTTTTTAAAGGTTAAGTCTGATTTAATCTCGTAAATAGCATCCCTTAATATATCTTCTATGTTTTTACATTCATATACCTCTGATTGATAAACGTAATCACCTACTTTGATTAATACTTCCACCGATTTTTTCATAGTTTTATTTATTACTCTCGTTTTTATAATTATATTGATTAGTTTCCATTATTTGTTTTTGCATTAGTATAACCTTGCTTCTCTCCTCTGATTGATTCGGTAGCATCTTACCCATTATTACAAAATACATACGCATCTGCCAAGTATCTGAATCATCAGGACTTCTTCCAATCGCTGCTTTAACATCTTCTTTAGCTGTTGCGAATCTCTTGCCATCGCCTTTACTTGCATCTTGATAGTTGCTTAGTTCTTCTATTATGTGTTCTTTGTCCTTTCCTGTTACTCTACTAGCTATCTCGTGATTATTTACCATTTTAGCTAATGTAAATATACATTGACATCTAAGGTTCTTATAATCAGTTGTTAAAGGCATATCTTTAAGTGTACTTACATTAGGTAGTCTTACTATGTCTGTATCTGTCTTAATTGGTGAATAAGAACCTTTATAACCTACAACACCATCTAATAGTGGATTCTTTGGTATAAATTCGCCTATTCCTATGGCATCAACAGCAATATGACTAAATGGTATTTTGTCGCTTGCTGCATACTCTCTTATCTTATCTACAATACTATTTTCATTCATTCTAGCAAAGGTTTCTCTCCTGTATTCTTCTAAGCCTTCCCAAAAACTAAACTTAGTCTTATCGCTTCCATCTCCTGCTATGTCTACTATTAAATATTTATCTGTTGTTTTATCTATTGTGTTAGAAAAGGCATCTATCAATCCATTAAAGCTAAACAAAGCTCCTGCATTCTCTATGTGTTCTGCTAATACTTCTTGTTGATATGATTGCATATCCCCCTTATACTCTTCTCTCATCAGTTCTAATTCTTCTCTCGGTACATGTGGATTATCAAAAGATGTAAAGTGAAAGCTCGCTGCATTGTCTTGCTTGTCAAAGTCCTTTTCTAGTCTTCTAAGGTTAGGGTTCTCCTTTTTGGGTGTTCCTATAAAGTCTGCTGTTCCCTTAGTATCAATAAACAAAGGTCTGAATATGTCCTTCCATGATAAGAAGAAGTTTTTTAGTGTGTCTACTTCGTCAACTGTTATATGAATTACATCTGTTAATCCTCGGTAGTTTTCTCTGTTCTCCCAACCACCAACCATTATAAGAGACTTCTCTCCGTCTTCGTTAGGTACTGTCATCTCAAGCTTCTGCTCGTTAGACTTTACATTTACTTCTCTAAATCTATTCTTTAGCTGAATCCATACAATCTTTTCTGCTTGAATCCTTGTTGGTGCTATATATAAAACTTTTCTTATTGTCTTGTATTCTTTTTGTACTACGTCTAATCTCTTTATACTTGCAGTTGCTTTAAAAGCGATGGTTTCAACTTCTAAAGCTGTCTTTCCACCTTTTCTTCCAGCCCTTATAGCTTTGAACCTAGCTTTGCTTTTCGCTATCGCTCTCTGTTTTAGATGTAGTATTAAATGAATCATCAAAATTTAAGTTTAAGTTTAAGTTGCCTTCTACTTCTAAGCTTTGTGGTGCTTTACCATAAACTTGCTCTAGTAAAAACTTAAGCATTACAACGTCTCCTTCTTTCGCTTTACTCATTGCCTTTTCAGTCAGCTTAATAATATCTTCTTTGCCGATGAAGTCTTTTATTTGTGGTCTAGTTGTACTCCCTAGTGGTCTTGCCATAGTTTTGGTTATTAACTATTTCTTTTATGTAATCTTAGTATTTATATAACAAAAAAACACGCCAAAAATTAGCCTGTTATCTCTTTAAGATTTAAGTCTATTGTATTCATAGTTCAAAGGTTACGTAAGCCTTTCAACAGTATTTAGTTGTGTGATTAATTGTTTGCTAAAAGCGGAGGTCTAAAGCAATTTAAAGGTTATAGCCTTATAATCACTATTTCTATACTTCGTCTATAAACTAATATAAAAACCTCCTCTGTTAATAAACAATTATTCTATTGTATTCCTTTAATGAGCTTTAATTCACAAACAACGACTGCCGATAAAGGTAAGTAAATACCAA